AAGATCCTATACAAGCGACCCGTTAACAAGCGGTACAGGTGGTGTTCCGATCAAGATGTGTAAATACACTTCAATGTGGAGATTCCATCAGGCATTTATGATCTCGAAGTTGCGACTGGAGTGCAGCACAAATAAGCCGAAGGATGGAGATTTTCTTAACCCAACGGATCAGTTTCTGTATCTTGATAATATCCGGGTATCGACCTCTCCTATAGCGCATTAGTAAGGACAGTCTCATGGGAACAACCACGAGTGGATTTCTTGAACGATTGACACCAGAGGCATTGTCTCGTTTGCGGCTTGTTGTGCGCAAACAAATGTACCTGATGGGATTTCCAAAAGAGCATATTGAATCGGCGTTAGGCAAGCGCGAGATCGACAGGATGATTGATACCTATACGCAGCAGACAGCAGAAGATATGACAATGCGCGGTATGCGATCTGGATTAATAGAACGCAGGATAAGTAATCGTTAATGGCCGGGTTCAATTACAAACCTGATGGACCTGTACTCAAATCCTACATGCGTAGTGATGCGTTCTTTCGTGGATTACGTGGTCCAGTAGGTTCAGGAAAATCAGTTGGCAGCTTGATTGAACTATATCGACGCGCTTGCCAGCAAGAGAAATCAGCCAATGGCAAACGATACTCACGCTGGATCATTGTTCGCAATACAAATCCACAGTTGAAAACGACAACAATCAAGACCTGGCTGGAATGGTTTCCAGAGGATACCTTTGGTAAATTTAACTGGTCGTCACCGTATACGCATCACATCAAAATTGATGATCTCGATGCCGAGTTTATCTTCTTATCGATGGATCGGCCTGAAGATGTACGTAAGGTATTATCTCTTGAGTATACGGGTGCGTTCGCTAATGAAGCGCGTGAACTTCCGAAAGCGGTAATCGATGGCATGACCATGCGTATTGGCCGCTATCCCTCAATGAAAGATGGTGTGGGACCTACCTGGTGCGGCGTACTGGCTGATACCAATGCACCGGATGACGATCACTGGTGGCCGATCATGGCGGGCGATGTTCCGCCACCTGAGCATTTATCGGAAGAAGAACGCTTGATGCTAATCCGTCCTGATGACTGGGAATTCTATACGCAGCCGCCAGCAATGATTGAAGAATATAATCAAGATGGCAGGGTTACCGGATATCGCATAAATCCGGAAGCAGAGAATCTGAAGAACCTGCGCAAGCCTTACTATCCTTCCATTATTACCGGCAAGCGCAAGACATGGATTGATGTTTATGTCATGAACCGATATGGCAATACCAGTGAAGGACGGCCAGTATATCCCATGTTCCGCAAGGAAACGCATGTTGCCAGGGAACCGATTATCTGCATGGAAAGTGCAACAGTTTATGTCGGGATGGATTTTGGACGTACACCATCAGCCGTGCTGGGACAACGTGGCCCTGGTGGTCAGTGGCGTATCTTTCATGAAATCGTTGCCGAGGGGATGGGTGCTACACGCTTTGCAAAACTGATCAAGCTGGAAATATCACAAGTTGTTCACGGTAGCTGCACGATTAAATTCTATGGCGATCCCAGCGGAGAGTATGGATCAGACCATGATGAACAAACATACTTCCAGATTCTAAGGGCGAACGGTATTCAGGCCAGTCCGGCTGCCAATACCAATGATCCGACCATACGCATTGAGGCTGTTGAAAAGCAGCTGACTTCAATGATCGATGGTATGCCAGGGTTTTTAATCAGCCCGACCTGCCAGACTTTGATCAAGGGATTCGAGGGAGGCTATAATTACACTCGCATGGTAACTTCAGGGGTCGAACGTTTTGATGACAAACCCTGCAAGAACCGATACTCACACCCGCACGATGCACTGCAATATCTGTTCATGGGCGCCGGCGAAGGGTATGAAATCATGCGTGGCCGAGGTCAGTCTCAGCCGTTCAAGGCCAAGAGAGGTACAGATTTATGGAACAGGATACGCTCACCGCGTCAAAAACACCGGTCAAGGGCGAGGATCTGACAGGATTATGGCTCGTTTGTTTTACAGGAAAAGAAGAAAACTGGTGGTGGGACAGGATAAAACTAACACGACCTTGCTTCCGGCATTGTTATTTATTGCAATACCAGGTGCCTGTCGACCGATGGGTGATGCTGGACTGGCGTACCGGGATCTGTGATGTGATCGTTATCCACCATCATGAGATCAGTTATCTGCTGGGCCAGATGCGCGCCACTCACGGAACAGCGGTGCTTTACAGGGGCCGGCAGCCCGAGCGTGATATCCTTTACCGGGCAGGATACCCGTTAATGTATTGTGTTCAGGCCGTGCTGCAGGTAATGGCGCTGCCAACTCGCTGGACTTTTACCCCCTGGCAGCTGTATAAAAGACTCATGGCCTCGGGTGGTTATGAACTCGTTAACTACAGGACTCAATAATGGGATCTAAAAGCTCAAGCGGCCCCAAGCAAACTGAAGCTCAGAAAGAGATCGAGGCACTGACACTTGCCCGACTTACGCGCGAAGAAGAACAACTCAAAAAAGATGAATCGATGCGAGCTAGTCTGTTAGCGAGTGGGCGTACCGGACGTAAATCATTGTTGACTTCAGGCTATCGTGGACCGGGTACCATCGTCAGGACAGCGCGTGCCGTTACCAGGGCAAATGAACGTGCAACACAGGCTACTACGCTCCTGACTAAAAAATCAGCAGATGCCGAAGCAGCGGCACAACCTGTTACCTACTGGTGGGGATCAAAGAGTCATCCGGCCAGTTAATTCACCGAGAATCTTATGATTGAAACCAACAAGGTTATTGCGCTATTCAAGCGAGCCGTTGCTCGTCGTTCCCAGTGGGAAGACTTGTGGGAGGAAATCTACGAGTTGATGCTGCCCATGCAGGAAGGTTTCTTTAACCAGTCGCTGGCTGAAGAAAACATGGAACTGATCTATGATGAAACAGCCGTTGTTTCTATCCAGAGATTTGCCTCACGCCTGCAATCTGGGCTGATTCCGAACTTTTCTAACTGGTTTAGACTGATACCGGGCAGCGATATTCCGCCTAATGATGCCATCAAGTATCAGCCGGGACTGGATGATATTACCCGCATGATTCTCGAGGCCTTGCGCAATACCAATTTCTCGCAGGCCAGTGCTGAATCATTTCTTGATCTGGCCGTGGGTACCGGAAACTTGCAAATTAATCCTGATCTGCATTCTGGCCGCAAGCTGGATTTTACCGCAATCAGCCAGCCAGTGATGTATATCCTGCCGGGTCCCGGCAATACCGTATCGTCCATGTTTCGCAAGCATCGACTGGATGATATCAGCGAAGCTAAGGTACTCTGGCCGCAAGCAAAATTCTCGAAAACAACGACTCAAAAAATGAGTAATCGTGATGGCAAGCCACAGAAGGGCGTGTTCATCGAGGCCGTTATTCGGGACTGGACAAAGCTGGACAATGAAACCTGGAACTATGAGGTTGTCTTTGAGGATGGAAAAGAAACAATATATAACGATACCTTTGTCGGAGAAGGGTCAAACCCCTTCCTTGTCTATCGGTGGTCAAACCGTCCAGGTGAAGTGTACGGGCGAGGACCCGCGGTGCTGGCACTGCCAGCTGCTCGCGTTGCGAACCTCGTTACCAAGCTCACCATGGAAAATGCGGATATCCAGATAGGCGGCATGTGGACTGTCGATGATGATGGCACCGTCAATGTCGATACCATTGAGATTGCCAGTGGTACGGTTATTCCAAGAACACCGGGATCTGCCGGCCTGCAATCGATATCCCCGGGGGGCCGTATTGAGTTTGGCGATGTGCTGTTATCGCGCACCCAGGAACATATCAGAGATATTTTCTTTAATGAAAGTTTGGGCCAGCTGGATAAAACACCACGATCGGCAACTGAGGTAGCCATACGTACCAACCAGATTGCAGAAGTGATGGGGTCATCCTATGGCCGAATACAGTATGAATTTGTCGTTCCCTTGATCCGGCGCATTGTCTTTTTGTTAAAGGCCAGTGGCGATATCGAAATGCCCAGGGTCAATGGCCGCGAGATATCCGTCAGTCCAACCTCACCGCTGGCGCGTGGGATGAAGTTTGAACAGGTGCAGAATATTACCAATTTCTACGGTACCGTAGCTCAGATGCTAGGTCCGGAGCGCGCCAATATTTACGTCAATGCCGATAAGATCGTTCAACATATGGCCGATAACTTTGAAATACCAGCTGATATGCTGACAACAGAAGACGAGCGGGTGAAGGGTGCGCAGGCACTGGGTCAGGCAGCTGGTATGGCTGAACAGCAAAGCCCGGGATCTGGTGCTGATGTCATTGACATGGCCTCACGTCTTGCATGACGCGCGAAGTCACACGTATTTATGCGGCCCCTGATGGGCGAGTACGTACCAAGGAAAGGGAACGTGATATAAACCAGGCGCTTGCAATAGCTTTTGGCGAAGCAGCAGGTGAGAAAGCACTCCAGTATTTACGTAGTATTACCATCGAATACGTTAACGGTCCCGGCCTTGAACCCAATTCATTGATTCATCTTGAAGGGGCGCGCTGGCTGGTCGCCATCATCGAAAAGCGCATCAAAGATGCCAAGGAGAACCGACCACATGTGGATTAAATTCTGGAAGTCTGCCCTGTTCTATGGCCTGAAGATTCA